GCTCCTGATGGTACTGCTAGAGGAGAAATACTAGAAGAGATAGTTCAAGCTGTTGAACCTAGTAGAGAGATGACAGCCGTCATTGAAGGTGGTAGGTGGAAGATTGAATCACCTAAATTCATTGAAGCTGCTAATAAGAAAGTATCACAGATAGTAGGAGAAGATCCTACAGAGTTTGCTGATGCATTAAATAAACTAAAGAAGCAAGGTCAGTTAGGTGTTAAAACTGTATCTGACGAAGAGTTTATTGAATGGTCATTAGCAGCACAGACGATATTCAGAGACTTTGATCCTGATAAACTAAGAGCTGCATCTTTAGCTGCTCAACAAGGAGCTGACGGTGCAACCAATGCAGCTAATGCCGCTATGGTATTAGATGGGGTTACAGATACCACAAGACAACTGTCTAACATGTATGACAATTTAGGTGTTGTCTTGAGAGAAACAAATACTATACGTAGTCTTTGGGGGTATAAAGGTCAGTTGTTAGATATGGCTAAGGATGGACGAAAGCTTGATCCAGAATCTTTAGCTAGATTAGCTGATGATGTAGATAACATACATACAACATCACAGATGAAAGCTACTCAATTCGTTGAAGAGATGAAACGGATTGCTACAGAAGAACCAGAGTATCTTAAAGCTTTTACGAAAGCTTATGATTTCACTGGTGGTAATGTCGATGATATAACTAAGTTAAACGAATGGGCAGCTAAGAAAGTAAGCTGGACTAAAGCATTCGTGGACTTTGATCCAACAACACCTAGCCTATGGGCACAAGGTGTACGGGGTATTATGTATAACTCTTACTTAAATGGTTTAGCACCGATAAGAGCTTTAACTGGTAACGCAATGCTTACTATAGGTAAACCAGTTTCAGTACTCGCTGGATCTGCTTTTGAAGCTGTAGGAGATGTTGCTAGTACTGGTGGATTTGTATCTACTCAAGCACAACTAAAGCGTGCCTTGTATACGTATGGAGGTATTACTGAAAACTTCCAACGTGCGTGGGGACATGCAATGAAGGAATGGGACTTTGTAGTTAAGAACCCAGAACAAGCTATGCAGAGAGGACGTCACGACGTTCAGTTTGCTGCTTCTGATGCTTTTGAAGTATTAGAAGATATGGCTGATGGGTGGTATAATGACGGTAAGTTTGGACAATTATTCTTACTTAATATGGCAAGAGGGATGTCCTTCTACAATAACCTAGGCATCAGTAGGTGGGGTGTTAATTTACTACACACTATTGACGGGTTTACGAACTCGATGATGGCTAGTGGTTTTGCTAGAGCTAGAGCTTATGATGAATTATTCAAAACTAACGGTGGTGTAACTGTCGGTAAAGAATTCCAACAAGCATTCGGTAAGAGACAACAGGAGTTATATTCCACTGCTTTCGATAGTACTGGTTTAGTTACAGATGAAGCAGTTAAACATGCATCCCAAGAGATAGCCCTGAACTTAGATAATGATGCCATTAAACTGTTAAATAAAGTCATTGATCATGTACCAGCACTTAAACCACTATTCATGTTCCCTAGAACAGGTATTAATGGTTTGAATATGGCTTGGTCATATAACCCACTAAGTGGTTTAGGTTTAGCTATCGGTAAAGCACGTAGAACATTTGAAGCTGTAACACCAGCTATGAAAGATGCGGTGTTACGTGAACACGGTATCACTGAATTCAGTGAAATAGCTTATCAAGCTTTAAAGAATGAGTATCGTGGTAGGCAGTTAATGGGAGCAGGTGTTGTTATGGCTGCAGGAATGTTTGCAGTGAACGGTAACCTCACAGGTAACGGTCCACATGATGCTAATGAAAAGAAAGATATGCAGAGATTAGGCTGGAAGCCACTAAGTATCCGTATCAACGGAACGTGGCACAGCTACAGAGGTATGGAGCCTTATCAACAGATACTTGCACTTGTTGCTGATGCAGTTTATGTAAGTGATAGAGTCGATCAAGCTTGGTCAGAAGATATCTTTAGGAAGATTGGCTATGCACTCAGTATGAATGTAACTAATCAAACATTCCTTAGTGGGCTATCACCTCTTGCAAACCTATTCAAACTAAACAACGAAGGAGCCTGGCAGAGATTCGCTGCACAAGTCGCTAACCCACTACTACCACAAGCTGGTGTAAGAAGTGTACTTAGTAAAGCAATCACACCTCAACTTAAAGATGTAGAGACTGAATTCTGGAGTTACATGAAGAACTATAATAGATTCTTTTATAGTGGTAACGAAGACTTGAAAGATCAACTAGATGTCTTTACAGGCCGACGCATTAACTATACTGACCCACTGACTTCTGCTATCAATTCAGTACTACCTTTCTTTAAAAGTAATGGTGGTACGGAACCTTGGAGGCAATGGTTATTAGGTACAGGATGGAATGGATTAAATAAGCTACGTACTAATAAATTTACTGGGCAACCACTTGAACCTGATGAACGTTATTTCATTAATAATTGGATTGCTAAACATGCAGGTTTGAGAAAGCAAGTTCAAGTATTAATGAATGAAGAGAAAAAGGGTAATTACATAAAACGATATGTGGACAATCGTGGCCAGAAGAAGCAGAAAGAACTGCCAATCAGTAAGACATATATTCACATGAAATTAGATCGTATGGTAGACAATGCTTTCAATGCTGCGTGGAAAGCTTTAGAACTTGAAAATAAATCTTATTATCAAATACCCATACTAGAGAATATCAAGAAAGATCAATTAAAGTACGGAAATCCACAAGGAGCAAGCCAAACATCAGATCAAATACAACAGTTATTACAAAGTAGACAACCATTAAACTAGCATTATGGCTACAACTAAAAATGCAATGACGGGGATAAACGGGACCAAAAAGGACTTCCCGTTTACCTTCCCTTATCTAAAAACTACAGATTTAAAGGTCGAACTCTTCGATGCCAGTGGCGGAAGGTTAGAGTTAGACAGTACAAAATTTACATTCGCCAATGCTACAACAGTATCACTTTCTTCAGGTTCTGCTACAGATTGGCAGGAAACTACAGGAGCACCTAAATCAGATGTTACTGGTAATGTATACCGAGAGACATCTAGTGATGCACTATCTGCAACCTTCTATCCAGGTTCAGCTCTTAGGTCTAGTGATCTGAATGATAACTATACACAGAACTTATACTCTACCCAAGAAATCAAAAATGATGCTACTGATGCCCTAGATAACTCTAGGGTCTTAGTAGACGGTGCTTATAAAAGTGCTATTACTAGAGCCACTGAGTCTGAAGCAAAAGCTGATGCAGCAGATGCTATCGCTGATGATGCTGCAGATGATGTTAAGAGGTGGATTAAAGACGGTGACGGTTCAGATACAGCAGGTAATGAAGATGACGCTGATTTTACTCAGCGACCACTTAAGCCTCAAGGTGTGCCTTATGCAGTAGCACAAGTTGCAATTGCTAACACTACAGCTGGTAACGCTGTCACTACAGCTGGTAACGCTGTCACTACAGCTGGTAATGCTGTAACTACAGCTGGTAATGCTGTGACTACTGCTAATGCTGCCTTACAAAGAGACGGTAGCAATACAATGACAGGTAATATTGTCTTTGAAGGAGCTACAGATGATGCTCATGAAACAACATTAGCTATCACAGACCCTACAGCTGACCGTACAATAACCTTACCTAACGTAACAGGTACAGTAGTTACTACAGGTGATACTGGCACAGTTACCGCCGCTATGTTAGATGCAGCAGCGGTTGTAACTAATGCTGAACATTCTGGAGCTTCTGTTAACGATACATCATTCTTCACTACTTCTGCTGCAGATGCTAGATACTTCAATGTAAGTACAGGCGACACTATTAAAGATGGTGATGCCTTTCCTGATAACGATACAACTATTGCTACTACAGCAGCTATCAATGACAGGATTATTGATCTAGTTGATGATGTCGGTGGTTTTGTACCATTAGTTAGTGAAGCTACCTTTCCAGCTGCTAATCCTGATGTAAATAACGGAGCTGGCACTGTTGTTTCTATTGGTGTTTTAGGAGCTTCATATACCCCTAGTAGCGGTACTTGCACTATCCCAGACTCTACGTTAACAAACATCTCAGGAAGTAATGTTACAATTACAGATTGTGGGACTACAGTACTGTCTGCAGGATACGGATGCTTAGTAGAAACAACTTCTACTTTACATACTTATAAGTTCCACAGACTTACACCTAAAGCTACAGAAGTAACAACAGTAGCAGGTAATACTACTAATATAACTACAGTTGCAGGTAATGATGCTAATATCACCACTGTAGCTGGTAATGCTACTAACATCAATACTGTAGCCGGTAACAACAGTAATATCACTGCTGTGGCCGGTAAGATTACTGATGTTGAAACTGTATCGGATAATATAACAGATGTAAGTAATTTTGCAGATCTATATCAAATCGCTACATCAGCTCCAGGTACTGATGGTGGTGGTAACGCTTTAGCAGCAGGTGATTTATGGTACGATTCATCGTCTAACAAAACGTTGAAGGTGCATACTGGTTCTGCGTTTTCTGCAGTATCACCTAGCCAATCAGTTCTAGATGACATATCTATTGTATCTGGTAATCTTACTAGACTAGAAGATTTAGGAAGCATTGCTGATGCTATTAGTTCAGGTTCAGGCACAGGATCTTTAGATACATGTGCTACTAATATCACAAATATTAACGCATTCGCTAATACATACTTCATTGCTAGTAGTGCTCCAACAGGGGGCACTGTTGGTGCAGGAGATCTTTGGTATGATTCTACTGGTAATATCCTAAAGTACTATAACGGTTCTGCATGGGGTGTAACAGCAGGAGCAGGTCTATCAGAAATATCAGAAGACACTACACCTGAATTAGGTGGGCACTTAGATTGCAACGACAAAAACCTAACTGAAGTAGCTACTGTTAGTGGCAACAACCTACAAATCGACTTTGGATCTTTAACATAATGGCAAAATTACTACAATTAAGAAGGGGTACAACCTCACAACATAACAGCTTCACTGGAGCAGTAGGTGAAGTCACCGTAGATACAGATAAGGATACACTTGTCGTACATGATGGCAGCACTCAAGGTGGCACTCCACTTGCAAAAGCTGCTGATGCAGTCCTTCCATTGGATGAAGATAACTTCGCTAGTGACTCCGCTACTAGACCACCTAGTCAGCAATCAGCTAAAGCTTATATAACAGCGACTTCTCAGCCACTTGATGCTGATCTAACCAGTCTTGCTAGTTGTCAGTCAGGAGCAGCTGCAGCTTTAGCAGCACTTACTTCAGCAGAAGTAGAAGTATTGGACGGAGCAACAGTAACCACTGCCGAACTAAACATTCTAGATGGAGTAACATCTACCGCTGCTGAACTGAACATTCTAGACGGAGTAACGTCTACTGCAGCTGAACTAAACATTCTAGACGGGGTAACGTCTACTACTGCTGAACTTAATATTTTAGACGGAGTAACATCTACTGCAGCTGAAGTAAATATTCTAAGCGGAGTAACGTCTACGTCGAATGAATTAAACCTCTTAGATGGAGCAACAGCTACTACTGCTGAGATTAATATCTTAGACGGGGTAACGTCTACTGCTGCTGAACTGAATAAATTAGATGGATTTACTGGTGATAAGGATGATCTTATCTATGCAAAAGATCTAAAAGCTACAGGTGTAACTGCTGCAGAATTTGACTATCTAGATGGTGTCACCTCTGCAATTCAAACACAGTTAGATGCTAAAGCGGCTTTAGCTGGTCCTGCACTTACAGGCACAACTACTGCTGTCAACCTTACTTTGTCTGGTGATCTAACTGTTAATGGTACTACTTCCACTATTAATTCTACTACCCTACAGGTAGACGACAAAAACATTGAACTTGGTACAGTAGCTAGTCCTACTGATTCTACTGCCGATGGAGGTGGTATCACTTTGAAAGGTGATTCAGATAAGACAATTACTTGGGTCAACTCTAGTGATTCTTGGGACTTCAACCAAGATATTAAGAGTTCAGGTCAGATTTATGACACTGCCGGTGACGTCAGGAAGATTCCACAAAATTCCCAAGGAAATGCCTATACATTAGTACTTGCTGATGCTGGTCATTATATCCTTGCAGGTAATACAGTAACTGTTCCTAACAACGTTTTCTCTACAGGTCATGCTGTAACCATTGTTAACAACACTGCAGGTGATATAACTATAACTAAAAGTATAACTACCATGTATAACGCTGCTGATGGTACAAGTGCTAATAGAACACTAGCTACTAGAGGTATGGCAACGATATTGTTTGCCGCAGCCACTATAGCTTACATCTCAGGTGCGGGGTTAAGTTAATGGCAATGCAACAAATGTTACTTGGTGCAGCTGGTGTAAGTATAGAACCAGGTTCTACTGTATATACAACTCCAGGTTCATATACTTTTACCGCTCAATATAGTGCAGATCATAGAATTCAAGTCCTCGGTGCTGGTGGCGGTAGTGGATCCGCATTTAATGGTGGCGGCGGCGGCGGCGGTGCAGCCATGAAGGTAGTGACACTCGTTAAAGACCAGGGATATACAGTACTTGTCGGTAATGGCTCTGGATCAGCAAACGGCGGCCAAAGCTCTTTCGATGCTTCTGTGATAGGTTATGGCGGTACTAAAGGTGCTGCAAATTACGGCGGTCCTGGCGGTTATGGAAGCGGCGGTGACGTCAATTACACTGGTGGTTCAGGCGCTAATAGAGGTTCTGGATATGGTGGTACTGGTGGTGGTAGTGGTGCTGGCGGCGGTCAGGCCATTACATATTGTGGTGCCGGTGGCGGTGCTGCAGGAACTGGTAGCACCCACACCGTTCCGAGCGGTGGTGGCGGAGGCTCTTCATATGGATTCTCGTGCGGTGTCGGTGGATCTGGCGCTAATGGTGGAGCTAATGGAGGAAACGGTAATTGCGCTGGTAGCAACTCTGGGCCACCAGGTGGTGCTTACGGAGGAGGAGCAGGATCTGGTAACTGGGGCGCAGGCAACCCAGGTGACGGATATGTCAAAATTAGTTGGGGTGAATGATTGAACCTCCTATCTTCCCTTCCATCAATCTTCCTACACAGGTTCTACCTGAACCACTAAGACTTCCTGAGCCTATCCTCAGTGTGCCTACAGCAGACATTCCAGCCTATATACCTATGGTTGCACCTCCAGAGGATTTAAGCCCCCCTGTAGGCGTTCCTAGAGAGGGTGAGGAGGAAGGTGAAAATGAGGAGACAAAGGAGACAAAGGGACAGCAGGAGAGCCCACTCCCAGAAGTGCGGAGGATAAACATTCCTTGGACAGAAATAGAGATACCAGTCCCAAGGGAAGAGATTGTAGCGACTGCGGCGACTACTGCTGCAGTTGCTGTGGTTTCTACCTTGACTGCTACTTCTCTATTTAATTATTTAGTTAAGATCTTAAAACCTGTATTTATGCAGGTAGTAAAACGTATTCAGAAGAAACTTGGAAAAGACGGAACAACCACAGAAGAAGAACGTCCTGTCTAAACTAAAGGACGGGATGGATGATAAAGAAGAACAATTAGCGATTCTATCTACCTTTGTTCGGTTAGGAGTGGTTATTTGGGCAGGATTCATTATTAGTCTTAACTATGTAGAGATACCTGGATTAGGCGAGCAAGTGCCAAAGGATATAACTTTTATAGCTAGTATCTTCACGGGTACACTTGCTACATTCGGAATTCAACCCGCTAACGATAGAAAAGGAAAAAAAGATGATTAAGCTATGGATACTTCCACTTCTACTCATTCCCTCAATAGCGAGGGCAAATCAAATAACACCACAGTTCACCCAAGGATCGATGCAGGCTACCACTACCACGACACAAGTTATAAACGAAGTAATAGATCAAGAAGTGTTTGGAGGCGCTTACAACAGTTGGTCAGGTACCAACGTAGTACCAAGTGCAGCAATCAACGCAGCAAACACAACTTATACCGTACATACAGCTGGAGATCAGTTTCAACTAGAGACAGTGGTCAGAGCTGCAGGAGTAGTAGAACAGATAGATATAACAAGAACAATTACTACAAACGCTGTTACTACATCCTTGTCGGTATTCTCACAGTAGGTAACCCAGCTATGGCTGAGGTTTATAACAATGCAGCTCCAACAAGTACTGCAACGGGAAACGTAACTAACCAGGCGGTACAGTTCCAGAATAGTGGATCACCGTCTAGGCAGAACTATGGTGGTGGGATAGCCTGTAATGGTCCCACCATGACATTAACACCATTCTATATGGGTAATGATACCATACCATATGACAATACAAGTTATGTGACAAGTAACAACTGGGGAGCACAGCTTAACTTCATGGTACCACTTGACTGGGGTACAGTTAACAGATGTAAAGCTATAGCCAAACGTCAAGAAGAGAAGCTAAGACT